TTCTAGTTGCAAAGCTTTTATACGCTCTCGTTGTTCTTGTTTATCCAATCGGTCTTTTGTATCTATAGCAACTAGTTTATTAATCTGTTCAAAAGCTCTAACATCGCCTTTCATAGCCTTCTGCATCATAACCATTGCAACAGCCATTTCATTTGTTGCTTCAAAACCTAAATCTTCTAATTGTTTTTTGGCAACTGAACTTGTTACATCCGCCTGTAAAATAGTCTCAAAAGCTTTTTTTAGATTTGATTTTTTTCTTCTAGCTTTTCCGGAAGCAATGCCTCCTTTTTTTCCATTTTTTCGAGCTTCGTCCGAGCTTGGGACTATCAAGTTTTGTTCATTTGCCATCGCCTCGCTTCTCTCATTCTAAAAATTATCTACTTTTTTAACAGCTTCCCCATCGTTATTTCTGGCATTATTATAATAAGGGAAGATGTTGTTGATTGGCACATACTCAATTTTTAGCAATCTTATCACCTCCGTTCCTCAATAAAATAAAAACCCACACTTCGTTGTGTGGGAAAAATATAGGAGAAAGACCCCTAGCGGAATCAAACCGCCCAACTTATAACTTACCTAGGATATAAGTAGCTGCGCAATCATGCAGGGCCTAGTCGCATCCGCAACCATTTCAAAGTTAATGAGTGATATATGAATTCTCGTCCAACGACTTACCCCGTTCTGGGACACAAACACTCAAAGGAGAGTATGGGATTCGAACCCATGCGCCGAAAATTCGGCCTAGCAAGGTAGCAACCTGCCCTCTTCAGCCTCTTGAGTAACTCTCCATAACAGGCAAGGCTTACTGCCTTACCCTTATTTCTTGATGATACTATAATAGCACGATTGTTTGACCAGTGCGCTACAGACTAGTTCACTTTAGTTCACTTTTGTCAATCACAGCACCTAGTTCACGGATTGCATCTTTCTTCTTTTTGTAGAAAGTAGTCTTGCTACATTGTAAAAACTCAATCATATCATATACGCTTGCTTTCTGAATATACACCATCCTTAGAATTGTTCTACTTGCAGGTTTTGGCATTTTATCAATCAGCCTACTCAATTCAATTCTGCGTTTGATTGCTTCTTCAGTAGCATCCTTCATATACTCTTTCAAGGAATCTTGCATGCTAAAAATATCAATGTAACGTTCATCTAATTGAATCTTCTGACCACCTTGAACCTTATTCACGTTCATTTTAGGACTAGAAAGTAAACTAGCTTCAAGATTAGCAAGCTCATCAATTCGATTCTGTATCTCTTCATCCAAATTTTGTAGTTCATCAAGTAACTCTTTAGCCTTGTTCACTCTCTGTCTCCTTTGTGGTATAATATTGATAGCGAAAACCACAGCCTGGGCAGAGAGTGCCTTGGCTTTTTTGTTACCATGAAATATGAATTTGCTTGTTAGTGATAAAATCTTCACCAGTAAACAAATTTTTACTATAGGTCGAATGATACTCTACTTTGAAACCATCTCCTAACAATTCCTTGATTTTCTCAAGTGTCCTTTCATCATCCAATCTACGCCTCGTATAATCATCTTTAACTTTTAAGACACTAATCAGATGGCCGCTATACCCTTGCATAGCTGATTTCTTAATGACTTTTTCCAAATCATATTTTTTAAAGTAACGTTCAAACCACTTGTCATAGCTTTCTGAACTTAATTGCTGTACTTCATCAAATAGTGTCATTTCAATCCCATCCTTTCATTATTCAGTTTTATAATCTTGAAATTCCATAGCATTCATAGCCACAATATTCAGAGCAAAAACCGTATGTGTTAAAATATTCGTCAAATACTCCGATTTTTTCTTTACAAACAGGGCAATGCGTTCTACGGTATCTTTCTTCTGTGCTCAATCCATTCAGGATTTTCTTTTTACGTTGTCGTTTGTTCATGGCAGAAAATCCTCCATATCAGGGTCATTTATTTCAGATAAAGTACTCCACATACCGCCTGCAAGCCGCTTAACTTCTCTGAGCTCATTGACTTGTTTCGGTGACTCTTTATAGTGCCAACTTTCAGCTCCGTCGTATTCATGGCGTTCAAGCCACCAACCTTTACCAACTAGCACTAAATCCTCTGCAACTTTAGCAGACCCAAAACCCGCATAGTATTCAGTTTTTTTAGCCACTCGCTCAAAATTTTCTTTAGTAATTTTGAAATCTTGACCTTGAATATATCTGACCCCATCAAAGGTTTTGTTGTACTCAGATAATTTACAGATTGTTTCTTCCCATAGGTTAGTCATCTTAACTTCCTCTTTTCTTCAAATACTCAGGGATTTCATCACCGACCTTGAGGCTTTCGTACTGTTCTTTGGTAACTAAAAACTTACCATATGCCTCAGCCGTGACGGTGTAGCGTCCCTCTATGATTTCCTTGTCTGTGATTTGCCCTACCATCACACCGCCTGCATTATCTACCTGATAAACAATCACTGGTTGTTGTTCATTTTTAGCGGTTTGATAGCCCATCTGGTAAACCATGTAGATAAATCCTAGAGTAGCAAGTAACACTATAATCATACTTGCTGTGAATTTTACCGTTTCTTTCACTCAACTTCCTCCATCCTAACGCTATACAACCGCTGACCTCGATACCTCGCCTCCAGACCAGCTTTACATTTCAAAGCATCAGATTCATTTTCGAAGTAATGCGTTTCATCTTCTAACATGTGATCAAATAATACTGTTACTGTATATGCCATTTTATCCTCCAATCTGGGCCTTTACCGCTTCTATTAAAGCATTTTGTTTTTTCTCTTTACCCTGCAAAATTCGTAGTACCTTCTCATCAACCGTACCTTCCGCTACAAGATGGTGGATGATAACGGGTTCTGTCTGTCCCTGTCTATCGAGCCTTGCATTTGCTTGTTGATAATATTCCAAAGACCAAGTCAGACCGAACCAAACGATGATGTGCCCACCTTTCTGTAAATTCAAACCGTGCCCAGCTGACTGTGGGTGGCAAAGTAAAATTGGAACTTTACCTTCATTCCACCTATCAACTGACGACAATTCTTCAGCCTGCGGAAAGCGTTTCTTAATCCTTTCCAGATCGTGCTGGTATTGATAGAACAATAAAATAGGCTGTCCTTGGCTGTCCTCCACGATGCTTTCTAGTGCGTCCAGCTTATCGTCATGAATGGAAACTGTGGCTTTTTCATCATCGTAGATAGCCCCGTTGGCCATTTGTAGTAGCTTGTTGGCTAGTACCGCCGAATTTGCTGCAGTAATCTCCTTGTCTTTGAACTCCAGAACCAAATCAGCTTCCAGCTGTTTGTAGACTTTCATATTGGACAGCTTGACAGGAACGATATTGTCTGTCCTGGGCGGAAGTTTCAAGTGGTCTTTGGCTTTCATACTGACGCAGATATCACCAATTTTCTGATAAATGGTTTCTTCCGCACCAGGACGAATGACCCAACTGTATACAATCGGACCGTTGTATTTGTCGGGAATGAAATATTTCTCTTTGTATCTTGTTTGGCTGACCTCTAGCCGTTCGCCTCTATCCATCAGATAAATTTGTGGCCACAAGTCCACAAGACTATTTGGTGCAGGAGTTCCAGTCAACCCCACAAAACGTTCCATTTTCGGACGGACCTTACGAAGTGCTCTAAATCGTTTCGACTTACTTGACTTAAAGCTGGAAAGCTCATCCACCACCACGAAAGTAAAGGGCCAGTTTGTCTTGTAGTAGTCCACTAGCCAAACAACATTTTCGCGGTTAATCAGGTAGATATCCGCTTCTACCCCCAAAGCCCTGATACGCTGCTTGGTGGTTCCTAAAACTTTTGAATAGGTCAACTCAAAACCCCATTTTTCGATTTCCGTCGACCAAGTTTCTTCGGCAACCTTTTTAGGTGCAATAATCAAGATTTTATGGTTCTCCCCAAATACATTTTTCAACTCATCAATCGCCGATAAAGTTGTTAAAGTTTTTCCAAGCCCCATGTCAAGCAGCAGTCCACACGAAGGGTGTTCTAATATCCAGTCCCGTGCATACTCCTGATACTCATGTAACTTCATGCATTTCCTCCAATGCCCTATCCACAGACTCGTAGGAGTCCACAACCCAGACTTTATGCCCTAGTCTTTCCAGTTTTCTAAACATTGACAATTGGCTCGGTCTTGGTTTCTTTCCAGGGGCTTTGACTTCTACGAAAAATATCCCCTTCGGCAACACTACAATCCTGTCAGGCACTCCTATCGTTCCTGGGCTAGTGAATTTCAAACACAGGCCTGTGCATTTCTTTTTCAAATAATTTTCAATATCTTTTTCAGTTTTCAATTTTACCTCAAAACAATATCACTAATTAGGGTAACAAAAATTTTCAACTTATTTTTTCTTTTTATATATACGTGTTTCTTATATATGTCTTTTATATATATTATTTATTTTATTTATATTTAAGTTAATAGAAAAAAGTTGTTACTTTGTTACCAGCACCCCCTAAACCCTTGGTGTGACTGGGACGAGATAGGTAACAAAAAAGTAACAAAGTAACAAAAGATAAGCTAAAACTCCTAAAATATCGCTAGAATGGTAACAAAGTAACAGAAATTTTGAACTCAGAAAAATTTTGTCAGTTGAAAAAAGTTGTTACTTTGTTACCCTTTTCTGTATGTAGCTCATTTTTGTTACCGTTTTGTTACCTCTAAAAACCGTCATTTAGACAAAATCCGACCCAAGATCGAACAGGTTTTTTGCCGATTTTTATTAGTTTGTTTTCATAACCCAGCTCCACCAATCTCTGGTTAAAGGAGTTCTTAGCTAGCGGTTTGTATCCTGAATCTATACAGTACTGCTTGTAGGTCGGATAGACTTCTGAGACCGCCGATTTCTTATCAGAACCAATCTCGCATTCATCTTCAAGGAACATAGCAACAACGTCGTTACCTTTTTCCCACTTCTCGACACTTTCTCGCATAGTTGCACTAGTGCTGAAATCCCGTCTACTTAGTGCCTGCCTAAGCCCTTCCATCGCCCTGTTGAAGATGCCAGGTATCTCAGCCATAATCTGATCCAGCGGATACTTCTTCTTGACTTCCTCGGTTAAAACCTTGTTCATCTCAAGAATCATCATCCGCCGTTTCAATCCGCCGCTGAAATCTCGCATTGGCGGAAGCTCGTTCATGGCAAATGACAGCTTTGCATAGTTGTAAAACGTAATCGGCTCTTTGTTCTTCCTGTCTGCGTGGATACTATCTTCACCAGTCAGCATCTTCAAAGTAGCCCCATCTGCCAGATACTGAGGTTTTGCGTCAGTATCAAAGTTAGCCGTTTTCCGATAGAGTCCTATTTTCGCAAATCTCTCCTGCATGAGATATTGAAGAGTGACTGCTGAATAGTTATCCGCCCCAATCATAGCCCGAAGAATATTGATAATCGTTGACTTACCAGTTCCCCCAACACCCTGAACGAATAACATCTTCTGAATTGTGTACTCGCGATAGAAATTGTAGCCGAACCATTCAAAAATAAAATCAACATTCTCAGCGCCAACCACTTCTTCGATGAAACCGATAAAGGTCGGACAATCTGCACCATGGTCATATTCGACAGGGTGGCTAGACCTAGCATGTAAGTTCGGGTCGAACTGACCGACAAAGCTGTCGGTCTGTAAATCGTACACACCATTCGCCAATACAATCTTATTGACATCACTTTCGTCAAACGCTTCTTTTGAAAAGGCAAGGGCCTTAATAGCTGCCATCGTCTCATTGATGTGTCTGATTTTCGTGATTTTGACCAGTTTCTTAGTTGCGATATAGCTTCTGAGAAAGTCTTCGGCATTTGCTATCCAGATACCTTTCTCAGCCTCGTAGCGTAGAAACTCCAGCCCATCATACCAAACAGGCACCTCTCTTAAAATCTGCTGAGCTAAAAGATAACTGTTAACTTCTGGTTCACCACGATCATCAATTTCTAACCAACTTCGGTCATCCTCAACAGGTATTTCCTCATCAAAATCTCCGATAGCCTCCGCCATCAAATCAGCTTTGATGTTTGGCAAGTCTGCCACCCACTCATTCATAGCCTTGCTGGAGGGAAGTTTGTTGGTCGGAGTACCATCTTTGGCATCTCCGTCCAAGTCTCCAAACTTATGAATCCGTACCAAGTCATAGCTGTTCACCAAAGTATCTCCCACGGGGTCAGTCCCATGGTGGCTATAGGCAAAGACATCATCATAGAGTACCAGGCCATTTGCGGTCGAGCCTTCTATGTAGGTATAGCGGTCAGGAGTTGACCCTTCTGCATAAACCTCTGACAAGAACTCAGCAATAGCCTGCTTGATATCGTAGGTCCTACAGAATGCCACAACAAGACCTTTCTTGGACAGCGGGTCACCTTGTTTCTTAGCCTCTCTACTTCTTCGGACTGCATGAGTCGGACTTTCTGGCCAAAAGCTTGAATCCTTCCAGTCTGGAAAAGTAGCTAGAATATCATCCACGCTGACAAATTTTTCATCATTGACCTTAAAGACAAAGTCCGCATCTCTGGCATGACTAGACCAGTACATGAGTCGCACGCCCTGATAGGTTGTATCATCAAAGTTCTTCATGCCCAACTGATTGGCCAAATAGCGAGCGACTGGCTCATACTCATCTGGCAACATCAATCTATCTGTCGGGATGATAATACGGTACTTTGGCGCTTTTGGGCTATGGCTATGCGTACTGTATAGTACATAACCATAGTCAGCCAACAAGTCCAATCTATCTAGAAAATCCTCACTAGGACTATCTGCATCAAGGGCGACTAGTGAACGACTTTGCACATTCTCGTTTTTACGTCTTCCCTGTTTGAGCCAACCGCCAACAAAACCGCCGACGTCTTTCACACGCCCTTTCTCTGTACGTGACATCTTCTGATAGTCCGAAAAAGTTTCCTGTGTCACAGTCGGATTGCCTAATCTTTCAATTAGCTCTTCCCATGTCAGAGTGATATTTTTCCATGATTTAGCTGTTCGTGATGCCCCCACAGACAAATGGAGTTCTTTACGTGGGGCATGTCTAATTTTTGGCTGTTCCATTCATTAATCCTTCTTGTAGTATTTGGTCACGTACCCCTCACTGTTCAGCGGTAATCCGTCTGCCCAGTCAGGAGCTTGTGCCATTAGTTCATTTATAGTTTCAATCGTTGTATCTCTCGCCTCCACAATACACTCATCGTGTACGTGAAAGACAACTGGATACCCGTTCTTTTCTAATCGTAAGATAGCCTCAGCTAAAATATCCCTTGCTGTCGCTTGTACAATGTTTTCGACTAGCTTTCCGCCGTAGGTTTCCTGTTTTGTGAAGTAGGCCTTATCTCCCTGACCCTCATAGGTCAACTTAGGTCCATAGTCCCCATCTTCCAACTTCGCCCTAGCATAAGCTAACTGCCTACCGCTTGGGAGCTGGATCAGCAGAAAGCCTTTCGAATACTTGAATCGTAATCTACCAAGCTTTATCACTGCCTTAGTCCGAAGGGCTTTTACGGCAGCTGTTTGCACGTCTTTCCAAAATTGGACGATGCCAGGGTTAGCTCTTCGCCAATCATCTACCAAGCTTTGGAGTTCATCCTCAGCTACTCCCATCTCAAGAGCCCCCATCTGTTTAAGGGCCCCTGGACCACCTTGGTAGCCCAAAGCAAGTTCAGCGATTTTTCCTTTTTGCCTCAGCTCCTTATCCACATCTTCTATCGGGATATGAAACATCTGACTCGCCGAGGCTTCGTAGATTTTACCGTGGGTGGAGAATACTTCCAAGCGCCACTGTTCCTTTGCATACCAAGCAATGACACGAGCCTCAATTGCAGAGAAGTCAGAAACATAAAACTCTTTATCTCCTTCTGCCACAAAAGCCGTACGGACAAGCTGTTTCAAAGTATCATTCAGACTGTCGTATAGAATTTCAACAGCATCAATATCCCTAGCTTTAACATAATTCCTAGCATCGTCTAAATCTTTGAGGTAGTTTCTAGCGAGGTTTTGAACCTGCACCACTCGCCCAGCCCAGCGACCTGTTCGACTTGCGCCATAGAACTGTAACAGCCCATGAACTCGACCGTCTGAACACATAGCACGTTCCATGGCTTCGTATTTCTTTAGGCTAGACATAGCTGTTTGTAGCTTCAGCTCTAAGACCCGTTTCAGCTCTCCACTTGCTGTTTTAAGCTCCTTCTGCACATCTGCCTTGGTTAGACCACTGGCAGAGTACCCATGAGTTTTTAACCACGGTAGAAGCTGGGCTCTACTGTTTGGATTGTCAAGACCTGTTGTGGACCTTAGCTCATCAAAGAGCATGTCCATCTTGACATCCTTACAGTAAAGAGCCGACTCTACCAATTCCGCATCAAGTGCCACACCTCTATCGTTGATTCTTTGGTCAGCTGTGTAGAAATCCCATTCTCTGTCTGCGACAGGTAAGACCGACAACCGTTCTGCAATCGCCATCTCGACAACAACGTCCTGCTTACAGTAGTCAATAAACATCTGCCATTTTTCAGGATCATGTTCAGGCAGGTTTCTAGTTCTTCCACCGTTCGCCTTAGTAGGTTTACAGGGTACTGAGAAATACTTAATCAGGTTCTTACCTGCCGTGTCTTTTTCCTGCGCCAAATTGAGATAGCTGGCACACCTCTCAAGACTTGAGGGCAATCCTAACTCTTGGGCGTGTACCATCGTACACCTCCATTGACTAGGATCTAGGTAGTAGGGTGCACCAAAGTGCTTACTAAGACAAACCCGTTCAAATTGGGCGTTAAAAGCAGACTTACGTACATCGTCAGCGAAGATAGCCTTTTGGATTTCAAACGGCAGGTTCTGCCTTGTCAGGTCAATGCACTCAACAGGACCCCCATCCAGCGAATAGGCAAAGAGCAAAACCTCAAAATCGGGGGCGTCTACATATTTGTAGACACCATCCTTTATGTCATTTGAGGAATATGTTTCAATATCTATATTGAGATGGCGCATAAGCTCCACCTCTTACAAGATATCGTCGTCTTCGTCATCTTCCCACTCGTCAAAGTCAGCATCCGCAGACGAACGACCTCCGAGATAATCGCCTTTTGCCAGGATTTGAACGTTGTTCAGACCACAAGAGATACCCTTGTTTCCTGCTGTGTTGTAAGCATAAGCATTCAAAGATACACGAGCGTACACCCCTGAATAGACTTCATCGGCAGAATCAACAGGGTTCTTATACTTATCAATAATCTGTGGTTTCGTACGGCTAGATACAGACATGAACATATGCCCTGCATACTCTGGGTGTTCGTCCGTGTCCATCTCTTCATCACCGTCACGAAGAGTAGTTTTCACTTTCTCCCACTTGATGCCCTTGAGCTTGTCATTTTTAGCCGCTTCATAGGCTGCCTTTTGGGCTTTCTTAATACGATTGATTGTTTCAGTATCTTCTTTCGGGATAAGGATTACTGTTGAATATTTCGCTTCTTGTCCTTCAAACGCTTTTGCTTCCAAAAGAGCCACGTAGCTAAGGCGGACTTTACCTGTGATAATTTTTGTAGTTGCTGGTGTTACTGTCATAATTGTTTCTCCTATTCAAAATCTTTAATTGCTTGTTCTAAACTATTTAATGCTGGTCTCTTATCGCTTTCAGCAACAAGGACGGGTTTACCTTGAGGTTTATCAATTACCTCAGCTAAAAGCTCCGTGAAGAGCGATTTGCCAATGAGCTTCTCAAGAGCTCCCATAGCAAGTAATTCTTTAGGCTTATAAATTTCATCGTCAAATCCGTTGTCATGTAGGATGTCTGCAGCTTTATCTTTATCCGTGATAATGCGATTGCTACGACCTTCTACAAGCTTGTATCCAGGGACTTCCTTGCCATCTAGGGCTTGCTTGAGGGCGTAAGCTTCTACTGATTCAATCCACTTCTTGATGTCACTAGCCTTATCCAGAATTTCTTTCAAGGCTTCATCAGACAGATAGACGGGTTCTTGAAAATCATGTTTATCAATAATCTCCCAGTTCTGCTGTGCCCAAGGGACAAGTTTGGCGGCTACTGGTGACCACTTAATGATTTCAGCGTTCAAGTCCCAGTCGCCAATCCCGATCTCAGCCTGCGAGGCTCTTGGAAGTACGTAGTTGTCTGCCCAATAGAGCAGTTCTTCGACAAAGATTTCTGTTGTGCTAACAGAATCTAATCGGGGCTGAACAATGGTCATGACAATCTTGTCAAAATCATATACCATGTCGTAAGTCGCATAAGCACCCAAGGCATACAGGCTCATCTGCGGATTGAGCTTAGCAGAAACAGGAACGCCCTTGCCATACTTCAAATCAATGATCTCAATTACACCGTCGGCCAAAATAACGACGTCCGATGTACCAAATCCGTTCGGCACCCAGTCTGAGAAGTCAACTCGCTTCTCAAGCTCCATATCAGCGTTCGGATAAGCATTGAACCGCTCCATAACCAAATCTGTGTAGTATTCTGTCATCTCCTCCATCTCTTCGTCGTAGAAGCTGGCAGTTTCCTTAAACTCTTTGACGAGCTTGTTATACTCACGTTTCTTGATTTTTCCAGACTTGTACTTAAGCTTAATTTCTGAAAGCTCGTGAGCACATGTTCCCTCTTGCGTGTAAACAGTGTCCCTACTAGGCTCATCTGCTTCTAATCGTGGCAACATAGGACAATGGAGCCATCTATGTGCACTTGACGCAGAAAGTAGTGCGTGATTTTCTACAGGCATCACAGTTCCCCCAATCGTTCGTAGAAGCTAGCGTAATCTTCTTCTGCCACTTGTCCGACCTTAGAAACGCCAAACTCACCCAAAAGTTTTTTGATGTCACCAGATTTCTTTTCTTCCAACTTAGCCTTGGTCAGAGACTGGATTTCAGCAAGCGTAACTGAGGGCTTAGATTCAACCACTTCTTCTACCACTTCAGTCTGCTGGACGCTCTCAGACACAGCTCTTTCGACTTCAGCGACACGTTCTCCAGCAAGTGCCACCTTCATAGATTCAAATACTTCAGCTAGGGAATTTCCCTTAAATGTTAATTCAATCATTCTTTTACTCCAATCTGTGTTATAATTTGTTTGTAAGTGTGGGACGGTCTCATTAGGCCGTCTTTTTTAATGCCTGCAATGTCATCACCTCCCCAACAGTTTCCGTACATAATCTAAATCATTTGCAATCTCTGCCCGATAATACGGGTTATCATGAACACCTTTTACATATCGAGGGTTATCTACGATCACCCAATCTCTAAGATTTTCCCAATCCGGATGCTCAATTAAGTCAAGGTCATACTCAAGATACTCATTATCAATAATGTACAGCTGGTCTTCTAGGTACTTTTCAGCATACTTCAACATCTCTTCCATCATTTCAACTCCGGAATGTATAGTCTTATTTCTTTCGAAAATCTCAAAAGCATTTCATCATCAATTGCCGATTTTGCACGATCCTGTAAAATCTCAACCATGGCCCATGCGACCTGCTTAGCAGGAGTGTCCGTTGCTTTCTCAGGAAATTCATAGGCGTAGCTGATTCTACCGTCACTGTCTTTGGATAACACACCCCTGTTGGTATCTCGCCAAACATAAGTTTTGACCGTGTCATAATCAAGTCCTGTCTCCCTAGCACAATCAATCATAGTTGATTGCGGGTTTTCAATAAAATACTTTCTTACCTCTTCTAGCTTATTCATTACTTCACCATTCCACTATTTTTCATCACAACCGCCACAGAATCTACAACCGTTCTCAAAAACCGATTTTCTGTCTGCAAGTCGTTTACCTTATTCCGAAGTTGAATGTACTCTTCAACGCTGATTTCAACTGTTTCTTTCATTACTTGAGCCCTGCCTCTCTACGTTGTTTTTTCAAAAATTTATACGCGTCCTTTTGGCTATATCTGAATGTATTGAGTTTATAAGTTAGATAAACCCCATATCCGATAGCTGTAAAAGCTACTATTGTCATGGCAATAAAGCCGATAATAAATAGTTCTGTCATATTATTCTCCTTAAACCACTAGATGACTTTCTATGTATTCATCTAGTTCCGATTTTTTTATCCGTTTAGTACCATCAATCTGATATAGATTGAGTCCTTCTCTTAGCCATTTCCGAATGGTATTATCGCTTACGCAAGCATGGTAGGCCGCTTTACTTATAGATAGCCAACCTCTACCATCAGATTCGCGTTCCAGGAACTCGGTAAAGGATTCTTTGAACTGATCCTTGACCACCATCCTGATTCCTGATTCAAATTCTTCACTTAGGATGTTCATTTTCTGTCTCCTTTGTGTTATAATTTAATTGTATTTTTTAGTAAGCTCCTGACTTCGTCATGGGGCTATTTTTATTAGCTTTTTGCTAATTCCTCCAGGCTCACATCAAGAGCCTTGGCAATTTTAACAACATTACTAAACATCATATCCTTCTTCTTCCCAGATTTTAGTTCTGCCAGCATCGTATAATTGATACCTGCTTTCTTTGCTAAAGCGTAGATAGTCATTCCTCGAATATTAGCGAGTTCTTCAATTTTCTCCCACATTTTCAAAACCACTATATATAGCGCTATATCCGTCTTTAGACTGATATTTTTCCTATATAGACCTTTCTATATATTTGTGTTATTATCAACTCATGACAATCAGGTAAACAAATCCAACTTTAACTACCAAATCAAGTGATTTTCTCCTGTACGTCAAATATTAAGGAAAGGAGAAACGATATGAGTAAAAACCTAATCAAACCAGGAACTGACAACCAACCAGCTGGGACATATCAAGAAGTTTGTCCTCGTGGCGGACAAGTTTCTGGCGGACGTGTGGTACACATCGACAAAGGTGATCGCTTGCCACCTACTCAAGAACCTGGTCGAAACTGGGTCAAGCAATAATCTATAGAGCGTGTCAAATTTTGATACGCTTTTTCCATAGACAGAAACACCTGCCGAAAATATTGATTTGTATCCAGCTTTCAGCATATCGCTGATTGTTCTCTGCGTACTTTGTGATATAGTGATGTAGCATCCCTTTCCCCTTTCTGTTAAATAGCAGAGCTGGTAAGTTTGTTACCTATTTTTTTTGGTATAATTAAAATAAAAATGTGAGGTAAAATCATGGCGCCGCAAATTGAAACGACTCCACTCTGGCAAACACTTGATTTCTGGAATTTTGTCATTGCTGTTCTAGCACTTCTAGCTGCCTTTTATAGCATCTGGTACACCAGACAACGAGATAAGACAAAACTTGAAATTGTGAATACTTGGTATGAAAAACCAGATGGGAATCCCTATTTTGTTGTGTTCAAGATTTTCAATAATTCTTCAACAGCTGTGAAGATAACCAACCTGACCTTGCTGCACCTCGATGGTAAAATTGTCGAAATTATCAAGGATTACAAGTACAAACCACCCTACAGAATTAACCTGCTTGGCTCAGATTATCGTTTTGACCCTTTTCACGAGTCCAAAGTGTTCGACCGAGAAGA